CCTACAGCGCTGTACCGCTGGCGTACCTGTGTGGGATTTACCCGCATTCATCATGGGCCACCATTGCGGCAAACATCATATTCCTTTCCGTGCTGGTGGCCGTCAAAGGCAACGTTGCACGTCTGGTTGATCATCTGAGGGACTAATGAACCAAACACAATTTCAGAAGGCGGCTGGTATCAGCGCCGGGTTAGCTGCGCGCTGGTTTCCGCATATCGACGCCGCTATGAAGGAATACGGGATAACCACACAGCTTGATCAGGCGATGTTTGTTGCCCAGATGGGGCATGAAAGCTCAAGATTTACCCGTGTGGTGGAAAATCTTAATTATGCGGCAGAAAACTTGGTGCCGACGTTCGGCAGCCACCGCATCACATCACAGCAAGCCGCTGCACTTGGCAGAACGGCAACGCAACCGGCAAACCAGAAAGCGATCGCTAATCTGGTATACGGTGGTGAGTGGGGAAAAGAACACCTGGGCAATCAGGTTGCCGGTGATGGATGGAAATATCGCGCTCGCGGGCTGAAACAGGTTACTGGTCTGAGTAACTATCGCAGTTGTGGCCAGGCGTTGAAACTGGACCTTGTAACCCACCCGGAACTGCTTGAAGAGGATGAATACGCCGCGCGCTCAGCCGCATGGTTCTATGCCTCCCGCGGTTGCCTTCTTCATTCCGGCGACGTTGAGCGCGTGACACTATTAATCAATGGCGGCCGCAACGGGCTGGAAAAACGCCGTGCGTTGTTTAACCTGGCGAAATCAGTTCTGGTATGAGGTGAGTGTGGGTATCGAGACAATAATCGGGCTGGCCGCACTGGTCATTTCCGCTATCGCCGGCGCTTTTGGCCTGGGCCATATTCGCGGCACAAGCAAAGCGGAAGCGAAATCCGATCAGCAGCGCACCGAAGATAACGCAGCGGCAACGGTCGCAGCAGCCGAACGCCGGATAGATGCAACGAAAGAGGCCAGCAATGTACAGCAGACTGTTAACCATATGCCTGGCGACGATGTTGATCGCGAGCTGCGTAACGAATGGAAGCGTCCCGGTGGTGGTTGATACCGGTTGTGATTGGGTGAAGCCAATCTTCCTGACGGATCAAGACATCGACGTTCTGGACCGCCAGACGAAGAAAGACATCCTGGCGCATAACAAAGCATGGAAAGCAAATTGCGGGAAAAAATGAGCCTCATCCCTGAGGTTCGGACACAGTCTCTCCTCTGGACTTTAACCGTAGCAAATATTGAGGACTCCATAATACGAATGGACAATTCTTTGGGGGGAGATAATTAAATGGCAGGGAAAAGCTTGAACAAATCAGGGTGGCTCATCCTTGAGCACACGGGTAGTCCTGAACGACGACTTCACCTGACATAGCAAAGTCTATTGAAGAGTTTAGAAAACAATGTGTATTTATCAAGGCGGGAAAGGAAAAAGTCCCTTCCGAAATGAAATCCTGCAATTCGGAAGGGAGACCGAAGAGGTCATCATTACAAGAGAGTGTAAATGTAATCCATTTCTCAAAAGTAAAAAGGTGTATTAAATAAATAACTCAAAGGAACGAATATCTACTTTCTTCTAATGCCTGATGGATATACGGAATGAATGATTAGCGAAGAATTTTAACAATGCTCACAACTTTATTTTGTCTGTCAGCTACATTTTAATGGCACGAGTGATTCAATATCTCTGCCATACAGATGAATCCCCCTGAGCGGAGGGGCAACCAGTCATTGCTGGACGTAACGTTGCGGGTTTGCGGAGTGATGCAAGTCCACCGGGAGGCACCCGGCATCTGAATGCAGAACTAAAGGAATAGATTAAACGTCGAGCTGAGTGTGAAGTGCTATTTTATTACTGCTAGACCCAGCCAGTTCTGTCCGAGCTGGCTTTTTTTTCAAAAAAAAGCCCTCTCAGGGAGGGCTACAGGAGTCTCAGTTTCGTTGCTCTTTTTATTGATGTTCTCCGGAGTTGGCATTCTCCGCATCAGAGTCCTTAATAGCCTGGCAAGCAGTCAGTATTCAACAAGCACAAGCGGTAAAGATCAGGATAATCCTTAGGTAATCATTTGGGATAGGAAGTAATTTCGAATAGTCTGGCTAACTATAGGGCTGACATAGCAGCTGCTAAAGTATAGAGTTGAGATGTCTTTATGGAATGAGGATTAACATGAAAGGTAAAATGATTATCGCTGTTATGGCTTTTGTTTCTTTCGGTGCTCTTGCCGACGAGGGGCAGTATCTTTCTGACTTCGCTAGTGCAAAAAGCACCTCTAAGAGCTACTCCGAGCTAATCAGCAAAAACAAGCTACCCGCATGGGTAAAGAGTGGCGGCACGAGCACACCATCAACCGAAGTTACAGTTGCAGGGAAAAAGTATATTGCTCTGTCTGGATGTAAACCTCATAGCTGTCCTGAACAAAATATCGCTGTTCTTTACTCACCTGATAATCGTGAAATCCATGGTGTGTTTTCTGATTTCAATGCAGAAAAAAATCGTGAGACATTGACCTGGCTAAACATGGATCCGATTGATTCTGGTGCTTTGAAAAATGCGCTTTTCAATCGCCTTTACGGTAATTGATACGCTCTAGCTTCAAACTGGCAGCATACAGTTTGAAGCTAACAAACACTTAGCTCTTGGCAATGAGCTTGCTGAAAAACGCTCTCACATCGCACTATCACTCCGTTTCACTTTGGCTATGAATGTCTCTGTAATGGAGAGGCCTTCTGCGAGTTCGGCATCTATTACTGATACGCCAAAATCCTTTATTAAATCAAGAAGTAACTCGTAGGTTTGGATGAGCTCAAGAATTTTGTATATGGCTTTTTGGTCGTGCCTGTTTGGCAACTGAGGTACAGCAGATGATTGATGTACAATCCATTCGAGATTGGTTTTGATTCTCTCTACGTCATCGTAGCTATACATATGTCATGTGCTTAAATCCTCATTTCAAGATTTTTGTGAGAAGAATTGGTTAAAGCCATAATTATTGAAGCTGATTAATAACATTTAAAAATTATATCAATTTAGAGGTGACAATGGCTAAGCCGGACTGGGGCGAGCTGCAGAAGCGGTTCCTGTCTGATCACGCTGCTACTGGCATTTCCCCTAAGGAATGGTGCGAGACACATAAACTTAATTATGTTACAGCTCGCCGTTACATCAAGAAATCTACTGCGCAAAATACAAAAAAAAACGCGCGAAAGATAGTGAGCCGTGCGCAAAAAGAAAAATGCGCAGGCGAACTAATGGATATTGATGGTTTGACGACTCAGCAAAGGCGCTTCGTTGGTGAATATCTGAAGGATGGCAATGCTACACAATCAGCTATCCGTGCGGGTTACAGCAAGAAGACTGCTGAACAAATCGGCTATCAACTCCTTCAGAAAACTTCAGTTGCGCAGGTTATTGCGCAGCAGCAGAAAGCCTCAATTGTGCGCACTCTCGGCAGTGCCGATGAGGTACTCGAACAGATGTGGCAGCTCGCTACCTTCGATGCAAATCAGCTTTCGCAGTATCGCCGCGGTGCGTGTCGTTACTGCTGGGGTTTCGCTCACCAGTATCAGTGGCGTGATGCCGTGGAGTTCGAAGAGAAAAGACTCGAGGCCGTTGAGCGTGACAGACGTGAACCCGAAGATTCCGGCGGCTATGGCTACGACCACAACCGAGAACCAAACCCAGAATGCCCGCGCTGCAACGGTGACGGCATCGGTCAGCCTTATTTCCCTGATACGCGCAAACTTCCGACAGCTTCCCGTCTCGCTTACTCCGGCGTGAAGGTTGGCAAAAACGGCGTCGAAATTACAGCCATCAGCCGTGAGCGAATGTTCGAAGCGGTAATGAAGCGCCTGGGTCTGGTCGATAGCGAGTTTGCGCAGCGACTGCAGCAGATTGAAATCGAACGACGGCAGCTTGAGGTCGAGAAACTCCGTAAAGAGCTGGCCGGTGATAGTGAGGACGATCAACCAACCCCAGTGCAGATCAATATCAACGTAGTGGATGCGAGGGCAGACGATGGGGATCAGCCCGACACTTAACATTCCTCAGGCGCGCTTCCTCGCGATGCAGCACAAATTCAAAGCCTATGTTGCCGGGTTCGGTTCCGGTAAGACGTGGGTGGGTTGTGGCGGCATCTGTAAGGGGATGTGGGAGCACCCTAAAATCAACCAGGGTTATTTCGCGCCGACGTACCCGCAGATTCGTGACATCTTCTACCCGACCATTGAAGAGGTGGCTTTTGACTGGGGCTTGAACGTCAAAATCAACGAGGGGAACAAAGAGGTTCACTTCTACGAGGGGCGACGGTTCCGCGGGACCACAATCTGCCGCTCGATGGAGAAGCCCGGCTCGATCGTCGGCTTCAAAATCGGTAACGCGATGGTGGATGAGCTGGACGTCATGGCGGCTGCCAAAGCGCAGCAGGCCTGGCGAAAAATCATCGCCCGTATGCGTTACAAGGTTGATGGGCTACGTAACGGCATCGATGTAACTACCACGCCGGAAGGCTTCAAGTTTGTCTACCAGCAGTTCGTGAAGGCAGTGCGTGAAAAGCCCCAACTGACGACCCTGTATGGACTGATTCAGGCCAGCACGTTCGACAATGCGAAGAATCTACCGCCTGATTACATCCCATCGCTGCTGAGCTCTTACCCTGACGAACTGATTCAGGCATACCTGCGCGGGAAATTCACCAACCTCAACAGCGGGACCATTTACCACACGTTCAACCGTAAGCTGAATAACTGTTCTGATGAGGTTCAGGATGGGGATCCGCTGTTTATCGGCATGGACTTCAACGTGGGGAAAATGGCCGCGATTGTACACGTTAAGCGAAACGGCCTGCCGCGCGCTGTTCGTGAACTGGTGAAGGTCTACGACACGCCGGCGATGATTAAGCGCATACAGGAAGAGTTCTGGCGCTATGAGGACGGTCGCTACGTGAAGAGCCGGGAGATTTATATCTATCCGGATGCCTCTGGCGACTCCCGCAAATCGCAGAACGCCAGCAAGACCGATATTGCCCAGCTCAACGATGCTGGATTTAGCGTCATCGTTGATGATGCCAACCCGCCGGTTAAGGACCGCATCAACTCGATGAACGCCATGTTCTGCAACGCCAACGGCGAACGCCGCTATCTGGTTAACGTGCAAAACTGCCCGGTCTATACCGAAAGCCTTGAACAACAAGTCTGGGCGGCAAACGGCGAGCCGGACAAAAAAGCGGATAACGATCACCCCAATGATGCTGGTGGGTACTTCATCGTGAAAGATTACCCGATCGTGAAACCGGCATACTCAATCACCATGGACACCACTTTCTGATATGGCAAACGACGACATCACCTGGGTTCGACCAGAACACCGGGCGGCTTCTGCTGCCTGGCGGAAATACAGGGACTTCTGCAAAGGAGCTGAGGCCGTAAAGGCGGCGGGTAATACGTATCTGCCGTATCTCGACCCAACCGATAAATCCACGCGTAACCGCAAACGCAACGAAGACTATCTGAGTCGCGCGGTGTTCTATGCCATTGCCGGCAACACTAAAATCGGCATGCTTGGCATGGCATATCGAAAGGATCCCACTTTTAACGGCCCGGAGAAGATCAAATATCTGTTAGACAATGCTGACGGGGCCGGCACCAGTATTTACCAGCAGTCGCAGCTGGTGACCGAGAACGTGCTGGAGGTTGCGCGAGAGGGCATTTACGTCGATTACGCTGAAGCCTCCGATGAGGCGATCATCCTCCGCTATCCGGCAGAGAACATCATCAACTGGAGAACAAAGCGTATAAACGGACGCGATCAGCTGGTGCTGGTGGTCCTGCGCGAATGCGTAGAAGAGCCGGATGGTTACGCTTACAAGGATGAAATCCAGTACCGCGAGCTTGCGCTGGAAGAAGGGAGGTTCATATGCCGCGTATGGCGCCGGGCAGGTGGCACAGCAAGCGGAACCTACACCGTCGACAGCGAATATCATCCTAAGCCCAAAGGAAAGGACTACTGGGATGAAATCCCATTCACCTTTGTCGGCGCCCAGAACAACGATCCCACTATTGATGACTCTCCGCTGGCTGCACTGGTGGAAATAAACCACGGTCATTACCGTAACAGTGCTGACTATGAAGACAGCGTGTGGTTCTGTGGCCAGGTGCAGCCGTACATAACCGGGCTTGATACCAACTGGCGCGATCACCTCGAGAAGAAGGGCGTGAAAATTGGTTCCCGATCACCGCTTTTGCTTCCCAAAGAAGGCTCGTTTGGTTACGCCCAGGCGCAGCCCAACATGCTGGCTAAAGAGGCCATGGACAGCAAGCGCGACTACATGGTGCAGCTTGGCGCCCGGCTGATTGAGCAGAACGCCACGGCGAAGACTGCGACGCAGGCGAGCGGTGAGCAAACATCCTCAACATCGGTGCTCGGTATCTGCGTTTCAAACGTTTCTGAGGCCTATACGCTGGCGCTTGGCTGGTGTGCGAAATACCTGGGCATTAAGGGAGAGTCGACGAGTTACACCATCAACCAGGAATTCATCGCGAAGGTTGCTGAGTCGGGCATGGTGACGGCAATCGTCAATGCCTGGCAGTCCGGTGCGCTGCGCGACAGCGATATGATTCGCGCACTGCAGAAGCTTGACCTTATCGACCCGGCAGACAGCCCGGACGAAGTGATTGATGCACTTCGCAACCAAGCCCCCATATTGACTGGGGGCTGATATGGCAACAGTAAACGAAAGCTTGCGCGATGAATCAATCGCACATTCCATCTGGTTAAGCCGCTACGCCACCGGCGTGGCAAACCGGATGGTGAATTTGCTTAACGAGACGGATGCTGACCTGTCGGCACGTCTACTGGATGCGCTGGACAGATTGCCTCCTGAGAGCTTCACCGTTAGCCGTCTGCAGAGTTTACTGGGCAGCGTACGCGATCTTAACCATCAGGCCGTAGCGTCCATGCAGGCAGGGATCGAGAGTGAGCTGGTGGCGCTTGCAAAGAACGAAGCCAGTTATCAGCTGAGCCTGTTCGATTCCCTTCTGCCATCTCAGGTCCTGTCTCACTATCCGCTGCAGGGCATCACCGCCGATATGGTGTATGCCGCGGCGATGGCGCAGCCCTTTCAGGGGCGGCTGCTGAGTGAGTGGGCGGAGAATCTGAAATCGGACAGGCTGGCGCGGATAGTGAACGCCGTCCGCAGGGGGTATCTTGCCGGCGACACGGTAGAAACAATCGCGCGCAATGTTCGTGGCCACGCCAATAAAGATTATCGCGACGGCGCGCTGCAGATGAGCAGGGCAAACGCTGCCAGCATCGCTAAAACAGCCGTGAATCATCTGGCTGCCACAGCATGCAACAGCTTCACCAGTGCCAACAGCGATATCGTGAAAGGTAAGCAGTGGCTGTCAACGCTGGACAATAAAACCAGCCACGACTGCATTATTCGTGATCTGCTGCGCTACACCCTGGATAACAAACCGGTCGGGCATAAGGTGCCTTACCTGCAGGGTCCCGGGAAAATTCATTTTTGCTGTCGTTCTACTGAAACCCTCATCCTCAAGTCGTGGCGCGAACTCGGCATCGATATCGACGAGATGGACGAGGGGAGTCGGGCCAGCATGGATGGACAGGTGCCAGGGAAAACTTCGTATCTGGAATGGCTCGCGCGGCAGCCGGCACAACGTCAGGATCAGGTTCTTGGTGCCGAGCGTGGCCGTCTGTTCCGCGCGGGTGAAATCGACCTGGCTGATATGTTCACTGACAAAGGCGAATGGGTCAGCCTGGAACGTCTGAAGCAGCTCTCAGGCACAGACAACTAACAATCACATCTTACTCCACGCCCTGGCATCCGCCGGGGCTTTTTTATGGGCGAGGCCCGGCAAAATCCCGAGGGGAAATTATGTTAATTCGAAACATGCTTCTGAAATATAACGCACCTGAAAGCGGCGGTGAGGGCGGCGGTGGCGGCGGTATCGAAATCACTCCTGAAATCCAGAAGCTGATTGATGAGCGCGTGACCAGCGAAGTCACTGGCCTCAAAACGAAAAATAGCGAACTGCTGGGCACCATTAAACAGCAGAAGGAAAACCTGTCCCGATTTGAAGGTATCGATCCAGACGCGGTGCGCGGCATCTTGCAGCGTTTTTCTGACGACGAAGAGGCGAAGCTTATCGCCGCCGGAAAAATTGATGAGGTGCTCGATAAGCGCACCGAGCGACTGCGTGCTGATGTCGACAAAAAGATTAAAGCAGCAAATGACCGCGCGGACAAAGCCGAAGCGTTCTCCAACAAATTCCGGGACCGCGTCCTGGGTGATGCAATCCGAGCTGCAGCCGCGAAGACAGGCGCGCTGCCGGAAGCATCCGACGACCTGATCCTACGTGCCAAAGGCACATTCCAGCTCAACGACGAAGGCGAGGCCGTAGCAGTTGATGCAAATGGCGATGTTCTGTTCGGGAAAGATGGCAAAACCCCACTAAGTCCGCTTGAGTGGGCGGAGTCTCTTAAGGAGACGGCTCCGCACCTATTCCCGCGCGCCGAAGGCACCGGCGCAGGCGGACACAAGCCAAACGGCGGTGGCAGTCTGAAACGTTCCGAAATGAGCGCCAGCGATAAAGCGGACTACATCCGCAAGCATGGCCAGCAGGCCTTCCTCAAACTTCCGAAATAAGGAATTTAAACCATGGCAACGACTGTTAATACTGACCTGGTTATTTATGATGACCTGGCCCAGACCGCTTTTCTTGAGCGCCGCCAGGATAATCTGGAAGTGTTCAACGCTTCCTCCAACGGTGCGATTTTGCTGGATAACGAACTGATCGAAGGCGATTTTCGTAAGCGTGCTTTTTACAAAGTTGGTGGCTCCATTGAATCGCGTGACGTGAACTCCACCGATAAAGTGACGGGCAAAAAGATTGGTGCCGGTGAAGCCGTATCTGTCAAAGCACCGTGGAAATACGGACCGTACGAAACCACCGAAGAAGCTTTCAAACGCCGCGGCCGCTCTGTAGACGAGTTCTCCGAAGTGATCGGCACTGATGTGGCTGACGCGACACTTGAGGGCTACGTTAAGTACGGCCTGAAGGCGCTGACTGCGGCGATTGGTGCTAACGCCGACATGGTCGTAACCGCCGACATTGAGACCGACGGTAAAAAGACCCTGACGCGCGGCCTGCGCAAATACGGGGACAAGTTTAACCGCGTGGTGCTGTTCGTGATGCACTCTGCCACCTACTTCGACATCGTGGATGAGGCGATCGCCAACAAAATCTACGAAGAAGCGGGCGTGGTGGTTTACGGCGGGCAGCCAGGCACGCTAGGTAAACCTGTGCTGGTGACCGACACCATGGACGCTGATGCGATCCTTGGGCTGGTAGCTGGTGCGGTTACCGTTACCGAGTCTCAGGCGCCGGGCTTCCGTTCCTACGATATCAACGATCAGGAAAACCTTGCGGTTGGCTATCGCGCTGAAGGCGTGGTGAACGTTGATCTGCTGGGCTACAGCTGGGATACCTCCAAAGGCGATAACCCTGACCTGACCGCCATCGGCACTGCTGGCAACTGGAAGAAACACTTCACCAGCAACAAATCTACGGCAGGCGTGCTGATTAAACTGGAATCCGCTGTGGGGGAGTAACGCTGTCAGAGGATAAAACCTCCGCAACTGCTGACAGCACAGACGCGGTAACTGTTTCTATGAAGTACACGCTGAATGGCTCCGGTGTATCCGGTAAAACCGTCGCGTGGACGTCCACAGGTGGCACGCTTAGCACGGCCAGTTCTCAAACAGGCTCTGCTGGTGGTGCAACGGTGAAACTCACATCAGACGTTGCTGGCACCTTCACGGTAACCGGCACGGTTGAAGGAGTGGCGAAAACCACTGAAGAGATCACCTTCACTGCTCCTTCCGGGGAATAACGAATGGGGCGAAAGCCCCATAAACAGGATGATTAGATGGTCAATACCGATATCACCTCTCCTGATGCCAACAGCTACGCCAGTGAAGAGGATCTTGCTTCATTTGCCGAAATACGCGGCATTGAACTGCCTGACAAGATTACACCTTTGCTGATTAAGGCAATGGATTACCTGGAGGGGCTGGACTGGGTTGGCTCAAAATCTGAACCGAGACAGGTTCTGTCCTGGCCACGCGTGAATGTCGTTCTGGATGAACATGATTTCCCGCCGGATGAAGTTCCACGGCAGGTAATAACCGCGCAGTGCATGCTGGCGGTAGAGGCAATTGACGGCGATTTACTCTCCAGCGTGCGCGAAGCTGCTGTGAAAGCTGAACGTGTGGAAGGTGCTGTCACCATGACCTATGCGGTCGCAGATGGCGAAGTCTTTACACCGTCTTATCCTGCCGTTATGGCGCTGTTGGGCGACCTTGCTGGTGGTCGTGGCTACGCAATCAATGCATTTGCTGAGAGGGCATGAGATGCCGGACCTTAAAGTTATTAACCTGGCGAGCAGAAAAGATGCCGATCTCGAACATAACCGAACCGAGGTTATCAGGCTTCTGGAAGAGGCACTTCATGCTGCTCGCGAAGGCAATTATCGCAGCTTGGCGATTTTGCTCATTGATGAAAGTGGTGCGGTTATGGATGCATGGCATAGCGGTAGTTTGCCGTACGTTATGGTTGGCGCCATCGAATCATTAAAAACTGACTTTATCAATCTGCAAATTGAGAGGCGCTGACGAATGCCCATTGATTACCAACGTATGCAGGCCAGAACGACCCGCATGCTCAGGCAGAACGGCGCGACGTACAACGTCACCCGTAAAGGCTCGGTAACGGTTATCGGCGGCGTTGAGCATAAAACTGAAGCGGTCCGTTTTACTGCTGTGGGTGTGAAGACCGAATACGCGCCAGGCGAAATTGATGGAACGGTCATCGTTAACGGCGACGTGCAGATCGTATTCATCGCTGAGCAGGAAATTAAAATCGGTGATGTGGTTGATATTGACGGCACAGCCTACCGTGTTGTCAAACCGAACCCGGCAAAACCTGCCGTGCTGGTGCTCTGCTACAAAGCGCAACTGAGGGCTTAGCATGGGCGAGAACGCGGCTTTCCTGGCTGAAATCACGGCTTTCGTTAACAAGGCAAAAACGAATCAGGAAGCAGTGGTGCGCGCCGTCGGAATCAAAATTCTTAACCAGCTGGTGGTGATGTCCCCAGTGGGCAACCCGGAGTTGTGGGAAGTTAACCAGACAGCCGTTTCCTATAATCGCGCTGTTTACGACCATAACGAAGCGCAGCGCGCCAATCCCGACAACCTGACCAAAACCGGGCGACTGAAGAAAAAAGCCCGGGTGGTGGATGGGATGGACATCAAAGCACCGCCGGGGTATACGGGCGGACGCTTTCGCGGTAACTGGCAGATATCGTTTGATGCTCCGACAACTGATGAAACAGGGCGAATAGACAAAACCGGCGACCTGACAAACGCGGCCGGGAACTACACGCTGTCGCTCTTCAAAGTCGGGATGAAGGCCATTTATTTCTGCAACAACGTGCCCTATGCCTACCCGCTTGAAATGGGGCATTCCTCACAGGCTCCGGGCGGCATGGTCCGCATAACTGCAGCTGAGTTTCAACGCTTCCTTGAGGAAGCTGTCAGGGAGGTGACTTAGTGATTCCAGATATTGCATCTGCACTGGCTGCCAGACTGGGTACCTGGGCCGATGCTGAGGGCATTTCGGTTGCATGGGAGAACGTGCCGTTTACACCTCCTGCTAACGAGATATACCTGGCGGTTCACGATATGCCCGTTACGCCGCGAACAATCGATCTCGGATTGCGCTGCCGGACTTATTCAGGCGTGTACCAGATTAATGTCGTGGCGCCAGCCGGTTCCGGCCGTACCTCCGTCGTTGCCCTGGCTGGCAGAGTAGCGGAATTGTTCCCCGAGGGGCTGGAAATTGCAGGCAAAGATTTTACCTGCTGGATTAGCAGCGCGCCTGGCATATTCCGCGGCGTCCCTACACCTGTGTCCGACACCGTTCCTGTCAGCCTGAATTATCGGGCAGACATTACCAACTGATTCCCTCTGTGATGTCCCACAACTGACCGGCCTTGAGCCGGTTTTCCCGTTTCTAAAGGAGTAACCACTATGGGCTTTGCATTGCCTAACGGCGCTCATGTCTATCTGGCATCGGGCTACGGCCCGGCCATTACGTTCACCGGCGCGACGAATGCTGAGCACGCGGTGATCACCGTTAACGCCGCAGACGATATAGCGGTCGGCGATGTCGTTCACGTGAACTGCAACTGGTCGGGTATTGATAACGTTATCGCGAAAATCGACGCGATTGCGGAGAATGCTGTAACTCTTCGCAACATCAACACCACCAACAAAAACAAATACGCGGCGGGCGGCGGTTCCGGCTCAATTCGCAAAATCGAAGAATGGACCGAACTGCCACAAATCACTGAGGTATCGAAATCTGGTGGTGATCAGAACACCACGCAGATTCAGTTCCTCAGCGATGATCGCCAGCGCAACCTGAATACCTATAAATCCGCTGTCTCTCAGACTTACTCGATTGCTCACGACTCAACTCTCCCTGTTTATCCGCTGCTGCGCCAGCTGGACGAAGACGAAGAGACTGTGGCGGCGTACATGTACGTGCCGAAGGCGAAGGAGAACCGTTACTGGGCGGCCACGGCATCTTTTGACGACACGCCGGCCACGGCGGTGAACGAAGTCGAAACGGTAAGCGTCGTGCTGAACCTGCAATCGCCTGCGATGACCTTCTACAAGGTCGACTCGGGAAAAGCTGAGACAGTAGCGGTAACCGGCGTCAGCCTGGATCGGCCAACCCTGAGCATTAAACAAGGGGCAACCGCCACGCTGATCGCTACTGTCGAACCATCTAACGCCACCAATAAAACGGTGATCTGGACATCTTCAGATGAGTCGATCGCAACGGTTGATGCCTCTGGCAAGGTCAGTGGTGTTGCGGAAGGCAATGCCACTGTCACAGGTACGACCGCTGATGGCGCGAAAACCGCGACCTGTGCTGTCACCGTTACTGCTGCAAATTAATCCCGGCCCCACTCGGGGCCACAACTCTACGGGAAAAATATGGCTACCAAATTCACCCTCCAGCCCAAACCAACTTTTAAGGCCAACGTCTCGATCCCGCGCGCCGGCGATGAGGATGGCGTGCTGACCTTCACGTTTAATCATAAGCCACTCAAAGAGCTGGCTGATCTGGAAAAACTGGAAGGCAAAACCGCCACTGATTTTCTGATGGAAATCATTGCTGGCTGGGCGCTCCCCGATACATTCAACGCGGAAAATCTTTCGGTGCTGCTGGAAAACTATCCGGCTGCAATGAAGGCTATCCCTGAAACCTACTATCGCGAACTGATGGGGCAGCGCGAAAAAAACTGATAGCGGTTGCCTCTGCATTCTATACGCCTGAACCCACAGCGGCAGACTTGGCGCCCTATGGGCTTTCGCCGGATGACTACGACGATCAATACATCGACGTCTGGCCAGATGTATGGCCTTCATTCCTGGTGTTTCAGGCTGTCAGTACGCAGTGGCGCACGGGCATGGGTGGTGCATCAGGGCTTGATTACAACGTGCTGCCCTGGGTAATGCGCCTGCACCACGTCGAGGACGAGGCAACCGCACTTTCGGACATCCGAATCATGGAGAGCGCCGCACTAAAAGTTATGCATAAAGAGAGGGCGGAATGAGTAACGATATCGCCACGATTTCCCTGCGCGTAAATACCACTGAGCTGGAGCGTGGTAACCAGGCACTGGATCGCTTTCAGGAGACCGCGTCCGCCGCGGCAGGTAAAGCGGATGACCTGAATAGTACGTTCCGCACCGGTATCGATAACCAGAAGAAAAACAGCGAAAGCCTCAAGCAACAGCGGCAGGAACTGCAGAACCTACTGAATAAAATCAGCCCCGTAAACAAGGCGCTGGATGAATTGGACACGATTCAGGAAAGCCTGGCGAAGTTTCGCGGCAAAGGGCTGGTAGGGGATGAAGACTTTACTCGCTACAACAGCGTGCTTGAGACGACCCGAGCTAAACTGGCGCAGGTCATGGAGTCTGAGACCGCAGAGGGGCGGGCTCGCATTGAACAGGCACAGGCAGCGCAGCGCGCAGCTGCGGCGGGCAAAACCTTTATCGATTCGCTGGAAGAGCAGGTCAAAGCAATCGGGAAAACGCGCGCAGAACTGTTAGAGCTAAAAGCTGCCCAGCTCGGCGTATCCGATCGTGCTGCACCAATGATCGCAAAGCTGAAAGAGCAGGAAGAAGCATGGAAGTCTGGGGCTATCAGCGCGGGCCAGTATCGCAATGCTATGCGTTATCTTCCGATGCAAATTACCGACATTGTGACCTCACTGGCTTCCGGTATGCCGGTTTATATGGTTGCTATTCAACAGGGCGGTCAGCTACGTGACTCGTTTGGCGGTGTAGGCAATGCGCTGAAAGCGATGTTGTCGATGGTGACCCCTGCACGAGTGGCCATTGGCGGGCTGGCCGGTGCTGTACTGATTGCGGCCAAAGCTGGATCGGACTACTTCACCGCCTACGACGAAATCAACAAGGCCATTATCAGGACTGGCAACATTGCCGGCACGTCAGCATTCCAGATCATCGCGTCCTCCCAGTCTATTGCTGCATCTACTGGCGCTACTGTAGGAACCGTTCAGAGTCTGATGACTGAGCTGGTTGGCATGGGATCGCTGACACAGCAGCAACTTGAAAAAGCAGCGGGCTCCACGGCGATGGTGGTTCAGACCGGTATAGTCTCGGCGCAGGACATCACCAAAGCCTATAAGGACATCGAAAAAGACCCTGTTAAAGCGCTGCAGAGTCTCAACGAACAATATAATTTCCTGACCGTTTCACAACTTAAGCATGTTGACGATCTGATAAAGCAAAAGGACCAGACCGCGGCCATTACGCAGGCTATGGACCTGTTTGGCGATACGATGGCACAACGTGGAGAACAGGCTTACGACTCGCTGACGCCGTTTGGTCGCCTGTGGCTGGATATCAAGGGCTGGGCGTCTGAGGCCATGCAGAGTATCGGTCAGTGGGTAGCTGAGCTGGCAGCAAACACACTGAAGGAATTCAATGCAATTTATTACAGCGTTGCGATCGTTTTCCAGAAGCTGAACCAGATCATTTCTTCCTCTATTGCTGCCGCGATTAACCTCGTTCCCGACTGGGCGAAAACTGATACTTTGCAGGGGTGGCAGGGCTACAACGAACAAATGGCCGGCGCTTATGGCGACAGCGTTTCTCAGCTGAAAAAAGACTGGGATGCGGCTGATATCAGTGCAGGTAAATTCCTCGATACGACCAGAAAGATAAGTACCGCAACCACCCAGAAGGATCGGGAAGGAGTCGCTTCTTTTGGTAAAAAGACCAAAACCGGAAAGCAGGGCACTTTATCTGCTGGCGATCGCAGCACGGATGCTGCCCAGGCCGAGTTACTGGCGCTTCAGGCACAGGTACGCGCGCTGCAGCAGCACAAAGGGCTGAACGACACTATCAGCCAGCAGCGCAAAGATCTGTGGACGACTGAAGCGAAATTTCAGGTGCTGGAGGAGGCATCTCGTTCACGTTCACTGACAAAGCAGGAGAAATCCCTTCTGGCGAGTAAAGACCAGGTGCTTCAGTTGGCACAGCAGAAAGCCCTGTTAGGTGATCAGATTACCGCACAGGAACAGCTGAACAAGCGAATGGATACCTCGCAGAAATACGTCACTCAGATGGCAGAGAAGCAGGCTGCATTAGTGAACGGTGCCGGGATAAGTGACCGTCAGGCACAACGTGAACTCGCGAAAAGTCAGCTTGCCGCTGGCTGGAAGAATGCTGGAGGTTCGCTTGACGACGAGGGCTATCAGAAGCAGCTTAAAGCGGCGAATGATTACTATGATGCAGAGGACAGGTTGCGTGGCGACTGGCTGACCGGCGCGAAAAAGGGCTGGGCTGAATTTGAGGACAGCGCGACCAATGTTTACTCGCAGGTGCAGACGATTACCAGCAATGCGTTCACCGGGATGGCCAGCACCCTTACTGATTTCTTCACCACAGGTAAATCTAACTTCTCAGATTTTCTAACTACCTTCCTGAAGGGCATCGCCCAGATGCTGACTCAACTGGCTCTGGTTAATGGAATGAAGTCAGCCTTTGGTGGGTCGAGTATCGGGGCTTTTTTTGGTTTCTCTGGTGGCGGTCTGGTGCCGGGATTCGATAGCGGTGGCTACACCGGTGATGGTGGTAAGTACCAACCGAAAGGCGTGGTACACGGCGGTGAGTTTGTGTTCACGAAGGAAGCGACCAGTGCGCTGGGTGTCGGTAATCTTTATGCGCTTATGCGGGGGGCTCAGGGCTATGCAAATGGCGGCTATGTTGGCCACGCCCCAATGTATGGGTTGCAATCTTCGGCAACTGGCGGCGTAACCGTTCAAACGTCCGTGGTCGTTCATAACCAGAACACTCAGCAGCAGGCATCTGGTAACAACGATGCTATTTCTCGCGCTTACAAACAGACCATTGAACAATCTGTTCGTGCTGGGATTGCCAAACAGCTCCAGCCTGGTGGCCTAATTTGGAATGTTACGAAGTCAAGATGATTGTTTAAAGAAATCTCTCGATCTTTATACATTCTTTTAATGGGCTTCGTCTTGCGGGGTTGTCAAACAACAGTTAATGTTTCAATGCTTGGTTATTGATTTTCTTCGCCGTTTGCATTGATAATTAGATGATATCTATGTTGGCCGTAGATTACGGACGCATTCAAACATTACATTAGAAGTGGGTTCAAGATGATCATACCCGTAACATCCGGTGGAAGATTATTGGTCGAGTCAGGCGCGTTTAATAGCCAGTTCTTAGCCAATAATGAAACTGAAATTAATTTCAATTATAACGGTCTGAAAATTAAATTAATACTCCACGTATTTATAGATGGGCCAGGCGGGAATGCTCCAACTACACTTCCAGACTTTAATGCTACGATTGAAAATGGAACGGTGGTTATGAAGCAGTTCTTTTATTTTAAAGAACCGCAAACTCCATTATGGGGATATTCTGGAATGCTAATACCTCTTGAAGTTGGTGTTAAACCAGACGGTAAAAAAATCTACATGTCCTGGAAGACAGATGTTGCTAGATCTTTCGGTGGCACATTGATGGCTGTAACACATTACTCCTTTTATGAGGACGAATAATGGATGGGGATGTAAAGCCATCTATTGGCAAAAGCGAACCGGAGAAGCCACAAAGTGCAATGCCTTCAGTAAAAGGGGGGGCATCAAATGGAACGTATTATCCCGGTACAATAGCGAAAGAAATTGGGACTGGCGAACATGCAAAAGATTCATTTATTTGGATGACTCTTAAACATTGTTTCTATCTTGGTGCAATTTTTAGCATAATTTTATTACTAGTTTTCTGCCATTTTTCCTTCGACCGGAATGAACCTGAAAAGTTTGATATTATTTCAGCGCTCAAAGATGTTTGGTCAATTTTTACACCTATACTTACTCTCGCTTTGGGATATGCCTTTGGTAAAAGAGAAGTATAATAATATTATTGATTTATGACCCGCTTCGGCGGGTTTTTTTATGCCCGGAGAAAGCATGGCAATCGAAAGATTCACCTGGCGAACACAGATACAGGCGGGAATGGAAGGGGAGTTCACTTACGCAACACGCTCCGCAACCTTTGGCGATGGCTATGAGCAGATCGCCGGGGAAGGCATTAACCCTGAAAAGCAGTCATGGCCTGTCACACTGACGGGGAAAAAAGTGGACATGCTTCAGGCACTGAAGTTCTTTCGTTGTCACGTCACAAAGTCATTTATCTGGACATCGCCAGTTGGCGAAACAGGGCTGTACCGGATTGAGGCTGAATCAATCAAGTCACAGCCCTTATCCAGCAACGTTCTTACCATTTCCGCAACATTCAAACAGGCGTACGCTCCATGATCACAGCAGACTATCAAAGCCTTGAGCCCGGC